ATACTAAATCAGAGGATAGAGCTTTGGCTAATATGCATAATGCTATAGCTAAAGGTATGCAGTATCGCATGCAACCACAAGGTATCTATTCTGAGTCCAAAAGTTTTTTTCATGGAATGATGAACAATGTCCTTCTTGCTCGTAGTATCACTCAGGCTACTTTTGAATGCCAAATGGACAATTCACAAGTGGTCCCATTGCCAGTATCTATGCTTAATACCAAGGATGAAGCTCTTATTAAGCTTTGTTCTTCTGAAATTGGGTCTACAGATATTAGCGATGCTGAAGTTTTAGCTATTAATCGAGAATTATTGGCAAATGCAATAAGTAAAGTTCATCATTTGAACATTACGGTTTCTCGTAAAATTGCTTTAACTTTTACTCCTGATCGTGATATGACCTCATGGATAACCTTACATTGTTATGATATACCTGAAGTCGTTAGTCAATACATACGTAAAGATTCTTCCACTTTTTCTAGTATTATGGGAGGTATTCGTAGAGCAAGCAGCAATTCAGTTGGTTTTGTTAGAGAACATCCGTTTCTCACTAAGCTAATTGGTGCTGTGGCTGTTCTTGCCCCAGTTGTTTCTATAGTAGTTAAGTGTCTTTCTAAGGTTTATCCTCAAGCGCATTCACGTCATGATTGGATTAAACAGAGAGCTCCTATTGCTGCCAGACAACAATATCAGCATGTTCGCTTTATAAAGCAAAGTAGATTTGATCCACAATTTAATGACATACCTGCGATCTCGCAAGGTTTGTCTCAGTTTGCTCACAAAGTTTTTAAGAAAAACACTTATCTGTTTGCTCTTAATCATGATCGTGACGCCTGTGGGTCAGTTACTTTTATTAAAGATAATGTTGCTGTTATACCTTTCCACTTTATTGATAAGATGTTGGAAATGTCCAGTAATGGTTTCTATAACGATTCTGAGGATCCCGCCGCGAGCGTAGAATTACGTAAGCCAAACTCTACTATTAAGTATTGTTTTAAACCTCAGGATCTAACTATAGCAGCTGTTACCCAAAGTGATACAACTTTGGAGGATATAGCCTTCGTGCGTTTTAAGAATCTTCATGCACATTGTGATCTCACTGAATATTTCATTGACATTGATCATCCTCTCTTTAATTATAATTTCAATATTATGTTGAATGTTGTTAAGGAGACTGGACCCTTACAGATGATTTCTAAAGGTTCTTTGGTCATGTGTCTTATGGAGATTATTCGGTAGATTGTTGTATTGAGTATCGATTAAGAACTGGAGTTGGTGATTGCGGGTC